ATCTCACCCTTGACAGTGGCCAGAGATGCACCGAGAACACCGTCAGTCAGGCTCTCCTGGTAAGCATTCGTGATGGTCTCGTCGGAAAGCTCCTTACCAAACCACTCCACCTTGGAGGTCTTCGCCTGGCTCAGGATCTCCTCATCAATCGTTGAGAAAATTGCTGTATGGTCTGGAGAAAGAGAAATGTTCAGAGACTTGGTCGTCAGATCATCCAGCAGGGTCACGCCATTCAGCTGCTGACGCTGACCAACAATCTTCAGAAAGTAACGGCCATCTGGAAGCTTCTGGGGTTTGCTGTACTCCATATACCAGATGTAACTATTTTCCTCTTTAACTAATAGATGTCTCCACAGGTCTGTGGTAGCGAATTCACTACAAAGGGGTGCCAGTGCCTGACGGATCCTATGGACCCAACTAATTACATATGTGCTAACGTGAATAGACAGAATGGAATAGTTTATCCCTGTGATATAGGATGCTGCACCCCTATATGTGGTACCAAACCTGGTCAAGTGCCAAGAAAGGACATTGAGTTCAGGCAGACTTTTGGAGGAACCCTTCCTCCTGGGTTCAATGAGAATCTCGCAACGAGTTCAGAGCCAACGCAGGCTTTGGATTTTGAATCAAAATTTGAACCAATTCCAGATCCTGATTTTGGAGTCCCTGATGCACTGAACAGTCTCAAGGTGATGAATGTAGCAACCAAGATCATATTGGCAATTTTGCTCATTCTGTTTTTCGCCGTTCTACTGACTTAAAGCCTAGGTTCCCTTGCTATGTAGAAATGGCCACCGAGTCTGTTGTTACCCTTGAGTCCCTGTCTAAGCAGCTGGAGGCGGTCCGCAAGGAGTGCCGCAAGATCCGTATGCACCTGGAGGATCCCCAGGGCGAGAAGCAGGCGGCCCGTGCCGCCAACAACGGCTTCAACAAGCTTCTGGACGTGTCCCCTGCGCTGCGTGAATTCCTGAGCCTGCCAGAGGGCGACAAGATCTCTCGCGCGAACGTAACTCGCCGTATCAACCAGTATGCGGCGGAGAAGGGCCTGAAGGAGGGTCAGAAGCTGAACCTGGACGAGACCCTGAAGAAGCTGCTTGACGTGCCAGCCGGCCAGGACCTGACTTTCCTGAACATGCAGACGTACCTGAAGTGTCATTACATCATTGAGCCCAAGGCCCCAAAGGAGCCGAAGCCCCCAAAGGAGCCGAAGCCTCCAAAGGAGGAGAAGCCCAAGGCCCCAAAGGAGGAGAAGCCCAAGGTCCCCAAGGAGGACCGCCCAAAGGTGGCGAAGAAGGTTTCTGTGTAATAAATTGACTTAAAAAACTGCGGTACTAGTACAACATGTCGGAGCAAACTCCTCAACTAGATAGGAGTTTTCTAAATGATCTCGTTGGAACAAAAGTTAAATCCGTTGATTTGTATCAACGCGCCTTCACGCACAAGTCAGCCCTGAAACGTTACTCGGGTCTGACTGGGTCGTATGAAACTCTTGAATTTATGGGGGACAGCGTCCTCGGATTTATAATTACAAAGCACCTATTTGATTTATATGAAGAGAAGCAGGAGGGATTCCTGACCAAGGCGCGCACGAAGATGGTTCGCGGCACAACCTTGTGTGAGATTTCAAAGAGTCTTGGTCTCGACAAGAAGGTTCTCATGGACGAGAAGGGTGAGCGCAACGGGTGGGCCACGAATCCCAACATTCTAGAGGATGTTTTTGAGGCTTTTGTGGGGGCTATTTACCTTGATTTAGGTATGGTCCATGCCAAGCGCTTTGTTCTGGACGTGTTTAGCAAGGCAAATACGAGCCTGGACGACGACAACTACAAGGACCAGCTCATGCGGTGGTGCCAGGTTCTCAAGATTCCACTACCCGAGTACAACGTGCTATCTCACACGAATGGTACATTCTGCATCCAGTTGGTTGTAGATGGACTTGATTGTGGATGTGGATTTGCAAGTACAAAACGCCAAGCTGAACAGAATGCTGCAAATATAGTACTTAAGACGGACGCTCGTTTTAAGAATAAGGAGATTCCTGTAAATGCATCCAAAAATAGAAAGCCTGCTGAATGCGACGTACCACGAGCAGAGAAGCCCGGAGTGGTTGGCACTCCGTGAAACCATGCTCACTGCGAGTGATGCCGCCACTGCGGTAGGAGCGAACCCATACGAGAGCCCTGAGGCTCTTTACATAAAGAAGGTGGGTGGGCGCAAGTTCAGTGGGAACGCCGCCACGGAGCGCGGGACGATCCTAGAGCCCATCGCGCGCGACCTTTATGACGCGAGACACGATAAGAAGAGTCACGAGATTGGGCTCGTTCAGCACCCCGTGCATAAGTGGCTCGGGGGATCGGCCGACGGAATCACCGAGTGTGGCCGGCTCATAGAAATCAAGTGCCCTTTGACCAGGAAGATCGAGGTGACCGTTCCTAAACACTACATTGCCCAGATCCAATTGAATATGGAAATTCTAGACCTGGAGGAGTGTGATTTCATCCAGTATAGACCGGAGGGCGAGGGCCCCGAGGAGTTTGTTGTCACCAACGTCAAGAGAGATCGCGAGTGGTTTTCACGCAACTTTGACAAGATGAAGGCATTCTGGGATAACGTCATTGAAGGACGGAAGAATGGCTTCATTTGTGAAGTCATTAACGAAGGACCAATAGAGCTGAAAGATCCTGTATGTGAAGTAATAGACGATGGACCCTACTATGCTCTGGAAAGAGTGCCAGGCATCTGCGCCATCCAAGAGGTGCCAGCACTGCAAGAAGAAGCCCAGCCTCCTGAAGTGCAAAGATTGCAGTGCGATGTTCTGTAGCAACTGTATTCAGTTGGAAATTCATGCTTGCCCTCAGATGGCTGCGCGCAAGCTGATTCTCATTTCCAATTTAGAATCAAAATTAGTCAAGGTGGTTGCTCCTAAACTTTCAAAGATTTGAGAAGAGTCTTCCGAGCCAAAAACAAGATCACCAGTGCAACGAGTGCGATAAGGACCCAGTCCATCTTTATCGGGGGGGTTCTAGGGCCAGACCACGACCGGCCTGGGCGATCCCACGTGACGGTGCCGTCGGCGTACTCGAACTTGCGAGCTGGGTACATGCGGTCTGGCGCGGGATTCACGCTAGTCTCTTTAAGATACATGGGCCCAGACAGGTTGAGCGTGAGAGGATCAAAGTGACCCAGTGCTGGGTTCGCGTCTTGGGGAGCCATTGGGGTTTCATCGGTGCCACGCGTGTATGACCCGTCCATAAAGGTGCTCTTGGAGAAACCGTCGGTGGGGACACCGAACGTGTTTGTCCAAGTGTACATATCAAGACCGTCAATCTGAAGACGGTCATCGATTAATGCAGCTGATGCCATATATTATTACTCTTTATAAAATTTGTTCTGGACTTTCTGCCTGTGAAGCTCCCACATCTCATCCATGTCAATATTCAACATGTGTGCTAGTTGAAATAGGTAACTAAATACGTCACCCATTTCCATTACCACATCTGTACCTCGGTCTTTTTTGAGACCAGTCTTGCGGTAGATTCGGTGGGCCTGACGAATGGACGAAGCGAGCTCGCCCATCTCTTCGTTCAGAAGCATCCACACGATACTCACGGGAGCCTTGTCCCACCCCTTCACCTTGCAGAGTTCTGCGGTTTCATCACGGTAACGATTCATCATACAGTATCAGGGTCCAGGTCTTTTAAGTGTCCTAGCCCCTGTTTAGTCCTTTCAGCTGCTTCTGAAATTTGAAAGCTAAAAAGAGAGCTGTAACTAATAATACGAGTTCAAACCCGAGTTTCCAAATCTCAGCCTGCTCCTTGTCGCCCGTATGTTTCAACGCAAGGGGCTCGATGAAGGCGTTGCTGAGCAGACGAATTCCCTTTTCGAGTGTGAAGAAAATGAGGAAGCCGATCAAGATGTCGTCAAGAGCGCGCATTTCTATTAATCCATAGGATTATTTGTTCAAAAGCCAATCTTGAAATTCTGTGGCATCTTGTTACCGTACGTGCTCGTGCTGATGGGTGCAGCCAGTGGCACTGGGTTGGAAGAGATGTCGCGCATGAAGAGCAGCTGCTGGAGCATGCCCGTGCTGATAGTCTGGGTGGCCTCATCAGTCACGGTGTCATTCATAGCAGACACCTGCTGAAGGATATTCGTATAAGGATCGGAGACCATATTGACATAGACACGCTTCATCAGAGCCTGCAGATCGGCATCACTCTGCTTGTCAATCTCATAGCCAGTCTTGGCCTTGATTGCCGCCCGAATTTGGTTGTGAATTGTTTCACGATTGAAATCGGAAAAGAAAGCGTCGCTCAGTGGGTTGCGCACGTTGCGTGTGGCCATATTACAATCATCTGGGAAAAAAACTGGGCTTAAAAAAAGGCTACCCTATTCAATAAATGAAGGTCATCAAGCGGTCTGGTGACGAGGTCGAGATGCTCTTTGACAAGGTCACCAAGCGAATTCAGAAACTAAATTCAGAGCCTGAATTTTCCAAGCTCAATGTCCAGCCCGACAAGGTGGCTCAGAAGGTTTTCACTAGCATGTATGACGGTATTTCTACATCTGAAATTGATACCCTTACTGCCGAGGTGGCTATCGGTATGATCACGGAGGATCCAGACTATGAAATCCTAGCCATGCGTGTCACCGTCAGCAACCTTCAGAAGACTTGCCCCAAGACATTCAGCGACGCTATGGTTTCTCTCCACGTCAAGGGAATCGTATCAGACCACTTCATGAAGTGTATGAATCTTGATATGGACATCTGGATTGACCATTCCCGTGATTACCTGTTTGGATACTTTGGAGTCAAGACTCTACAGAAGGGTTACCTGAATGTGGGTGAGACGCCCCAGTACCTCTTCATGCGTGTATCAGTTGGTATTCACGGTGACGATTACCCCCGAGTCAAGGAGACCTACGACCTGATGAGTCAGAAGTTCTTCACACACGCCACCCCAACCCTGTTCAACGCTGGAACAAATAACCCACAAATGTCCAGCTGCTTCCTAGTAGCCATGAAGGAGGACAGCATCGAGGGGATCTACGAGACGCTCAAGGAGTGCGCGCACATCTCCAAGTGGTCTGGGGGCATCGGCATTCACTGCTCCAACATTCGATCAAACGGCACGCGTATCAATGGGACGAATGGCGTGGCTGACGGGATCGTGCCTATGCTCCGCGTCTTCAACAACACCGCTCGCTACGTCAATCAGGGTGGCGGCAAGCGCAAGGGCTCTTTCGCCATCTACCTCGAGCCGTGGCACGCAGATGTTATGGACTTTCTCGAGTTGCGCCTGAATCAGGGTGATGAGGAGATGCGCTGCCGCGACCTTTTCACAGCCCTATGGATCCCAGATATATTCATGGAGAAGGTGGAGAAGGACGAGGACTGGTTTCTCATGTGCCCCAAGGAGTCTCCTGGTCTCCCAGATGTCTATGGCGAGGAGTTCAATGAGCTGTACCGTATGTACGTGGCACAGGGGCGCTTCAAGAAGAAGGTTCGCGCACGTGAGGTGTGGGATGCGGTGCTCAAGAGCCAGGTGGAGACTGGAACGCCGTACATGTGCTACAAGGACTCTACCAATGCCAAGTCCAACCAGAAGAATATCGGCACTATCAAGTCGAGCAACCTGTGCTGCGAAATTCTAGAGCACACCAACCCGGACGAGGTGGCTGTGTGCAACCTGGCCTCTCTGAGCCTGCCGGCATTTGTGGACGGTCCGGACAAGTTCAACTACGAGTCTCTGCACGCCATCTCGCGTCTGGTGACACGCAACCTGAACCGCGTGATCGACAAGAACTTCTACCCAGTGCCAGAGGCGGAGAACAGCAACAAGCGCCATAGGCCGATCGCCATCGGTGTGCAGGGACTGGCGGACGTCTTC